TATGATTAAAAGAAGTATAAACAAAATTAGGTATTATATTTATTTTATTACAATGCTCTATTATTTCATCATATTTCTTATGATTATCTTTTAAATACTGTTGACATAATGTTTCATAATCGCTTTCTGACATTTTTCTAGGTTTAACTGGTTTATTATCAATATCAATCATAAATACTTGTTGAGATTTCCATTCTCCTTCTTGCCCTCCGCAATATGATGGTCTAATAGTTTTTCCATCTAATACACATTTCTTAATTTCTTCAATTGAATACTCTTTTACATTGTCAATTGTCATTCTGTTGATAATTGCTCCAATGTCTGTACTGGGTTTGGTTTGATAATTTACCTTGTCAATAATTAATTTGATTTTCATAGTTAAATACCGCCTTTCATATTGTGTTTATTTTGCCTTGATTAATAAAAGATAAGCAGGAAAACACTAAGGCTTGTGTTTTTCGATGATCAGTCTATCCTGCTTTATTGTGCTTTTTACAGCACACAAAAAACACCTCATTAAAGGTGTCTTCAATCTGATGTAAATTATTTATTTAAATTGATGAAATATGGGATTAAAAAAACCATTGCTGTATAAGGATTTTAGGAATTGGATAATCACATAAAATTCGATTTTTAATGGGTTATTGAAGAAAGCGAGATGTGGATAGAGGGATTAAGTTGTAATTTTAATCCCAAATAGATTATTGTAAAATTATTTATTATCTTCATTTAGTTTTCGTTGTTTATTTAATTCTTTCTCAATATCTTTATCCTTTTTAATTTGTTTCAGTTCATTCATCTTATCTCTAATTTCTGTCTTAGACTTAGGTTTTATATATAATAAGGTCGTATCGGTACTCTTATGATTCGCTAATTGTTTACAAATTTCGATGTCATTCGACAATTTCATTGCTAAATTAATCGAACTTTTTCTGAAACAATGCATATGGAAATCTTCAATTCCAACTAATTTCCCAATTTTCTTAGCCCTATCTTGTAAAGTTCCATAAGTCATTGGATGAAACTCTCCGTTAAATCTTGTCATAAATAAAGAATCTACTTCAAGATTATCTAATTCTTTTCTCATCTCCAACCATTGTTCTATATATTCTTTACATTTTTCATCAAATGTTACTTCCACACGTTTTCCACGCTTCTCCCTAATATCTGTAAACATCATATTTTCTAAATCCATAGACGATAGAAGTAATTTTGCAATTGCTCCAACACGATTAGCACTATCTATTGCAAGATGAAAAAGAATTCTATCTTGAATATCATATTTTGGATCAGTTACTAATTCATTTGCAATTGATTCAACTTGTTCTTCTGTGAGAAAATAATCTTTAGTAATACGCTCATCACTAGCACCTTTCATTCTCTCAATCTTGCCATCAAAAGGATGATATTGTAGTAATTTTCGCTTTACTGACCATCCGTAAAATGAAGATACTGTAGATACTTTTGTATTTATTACTTTCTTATTGTTTTGTAATGTATCTTGACAAAAAGACATAAATCCTTCCATAATATCAATAGCATCCTCAAAGAACTTTGGATCATAGAGATTAATATTATCCCATTCTTCTGCTAAATAGACCATGAATTGTTGCATGAAATTTTTATATACCTTGTAAGTGGTATTCTCTACTTCTTTATTTTTCAAGATACTAGATTTAAGATATTTATTATAGAGTGTTATATTATCTGGATTTATTAGTGCAATTTTATCATCTGTAAAATATTTTATGCGTATTACTTTAGCCATTTAATCACCATCCTTATTATTTATTTTATTTATATTTTTATAATCTTCTACATAAATCCACTTAAAACCACCTGCTGTTTTTAACCTCCCAATTACAACACTTGCAATATTGAAAATATTTGTTAACCTTTGTGCTTCTCGTACACCTCTATATTCATTGATAATATTATTATTTAAATCCATTTGATATACTGATTTACGTCTTCCATTATTTTTTATCACCCTTCTTTGAATAATTTCATTTTTATCAGGTGAATTGTATTGTTCTTCGCCTAACCATATGTATCCAGAATAAGTTGCATTTACCTCCTGACGAGAAGCCCTAATATTTTCAGCACATAACCCTAACTTTTCACTTGCTTCAACAGAACTTTCAAATATATTTAAAAGATTCCCATCCATATCTAATTGATATACTTTCTTCATTGTGTTTAATGCTATAATTCTCTTTGCTTCATCTGTATGAGTTTTATTAAACATATGGTTATTTTTACCCTTCATTCGTTCACTTTTTAATTTTCTCAATTCTTCTGAATCTGAATAACCATGGCTATTGTCTGCTTTACCTCTAATATTATAACCAACGTCTTTATTATAACTTTTATAATAATCCATCCAATATTGTTCTCTTGGTTTTAATTCATTATTATTTAAACATTCTTCTATGATCTCAAATTTGAAATTTTCTTCTCCATATTTATTCCAAGCATTCTGAAGATGGATATTATAATGTACATTTGTTCTTAATTTCCCAACATGCCCCTCTCTAATGCGTTTCCATAAATTTCTGGACTGTCCAATATATTTCTTATCATTAATTATATTTGTTATCATATATATTCCCGACTTCTTATTATACTTGAATAATTCCTCAAACATCTTATTAGTCTTTTTTAATTCAATATTATCTAACATCTTTACAACCGCCTTTCGTTTTTAATTACTGCCTTAAACTTTTAAAAAGAGAAATAAGAGGAAAGGATAAATTAAGGCAAATTATCCCTTATCGAACTGCAGATTCTATCCTCTTAGTGCAATCTAATCAATCACACAAAGTAAGCACCTCAAATTAATGAAGTGCCTGAGTTCTATAATTGATTAAATTATTTATGTAAATTTATTTAACTGTTTTCAATTTATCTTTTACTTTTTTCCTATCCTTTCTTAATTTTTTCAAATCATCAAGAAGAATCCACCCTCCGTCCATTGCTGAAAAATTAACCACTTGTAAAACTTTATCTCTAAATTTATAATGAAATAATTTCTTTTTTATCAAAAACTCAACAGTTTCCACACCCTTAGTATCTACAACTATTTTTTCACCATTTTTGTATAAAACCTCAAAATCGGCTATGTACATGATTGCTCTATATTTAACTCCATCCTTCTCGAATTTTTCTTGTAATTGGAATTTAGGTTGTGTGGTAAAGCTTTTAACTATTCCTTGTTCTTGTTGTTCTAATAAGTATTTATAGTATTTGAATTCGAGATCGCTCGAAAAGGTTATTCCATTCATTGTTCTCTTTTTTTTAGCCTCAGCACTGGTGTTTACATTAAATTTACTAAATCCTGCTATTTCTTTCATCTCCAATATCCTAATATAAAACAAAGACATCACACTAAAGCAATGTCTTTGTTATTAATTTTATTTTTAATTTTATTATAATTTATTTATATCTCACAACAAACCTACTTCAGCTTCTTAAACTCATTACTATCTATGGCAAATTTCTTTGCTTTCTTTAACTCCTTAATAGACTTCTCTGCTTTAACTGGTTCAATTTGATCAGGATATTCTTTTACTAAATCTCTATAAATTTCCCTCCAAGTATATCCTTTCTTACACATCCAATGTATCTCATCTTCAATTTCTCTAATTATTGATAAATCTTGAGTAGAAAGAAAATCTCTAAGATTGTCTTGTTGTCTTAAATCTAGATATTCTCTAATTTCTTTTGCATACATGTTATATAGGAGATCATATGTAAGATTAGTAATTTTTGCATATGATATTCTATTGTTTGGTAACTCACCATTTTGAATAAAAGTTGATATTGAAGACGTTTCTCTATTACGTCTAATAGTACCATCTTCTCTGGTGATAAGTTGTTTTAATTCTTCTTGTGTAAGGTAAACTATAGATTCTTTAGGTTCTTTTATAGTGAAATAATCTCTAATAACTATTTTATATTGCTTTCTTGCTAATTTAGTATCTAATAATTTAAGCAAAAGAGTGTATCCCTGTTGGGATAAAAGATATATATTTTTTGAATTAGCTATTGATTGTTTAGTTAATCCTAATTCTAAAAGTGAGTGAGTGTCAATCACCGAGTTTTTCAAGTCAATAAAATCAATACCTTCTTCAAAGTAATTATCCTCAATATGATTGCTGATATCTCTATTTACTTCTTTTAATTCCATTTCATGTAATTCCGCAACAGTTTTTGCTAACATAACTTTCTGATCCTTAATAAATCCACCATAAATATTCTGAACATCAATACCACACACTTTTACAGTTCCTTTTACAACTAATTTATTAATATTATTGTTTTCCATCATTATAATTCCTTCTTTCCTTAAATTTATTTATTTAATGTATTTGTAACTTTTCTATTGCACCATTCCGTAAAAATAGTTGTCGTTCCTTCCCAAGAAAATTTGCACCATGCCCTTCTAGATTGAGGGTGAAAACCGATTTCCAAAGGGCATATTCCATTTTTTAAATAAAAGTTGATTTGATCAAAATTATAAATGTAAGTTACTTTTTCTTTAACGCAATCACTCATTGTAACACCTCCTTTCAATATATTTATTGTGCTTTTCAACACATAAAAATCTCATTCTAATAAATTAATTAAAGAATGAGATTCAATCTGCTGAAAATATTAAATTATTATTTACTTCGAGCAACGTATCCCATAGCAAGCTCTACCAACCATCCTATCCATATAATCCTTATATTTCTGACACTCATTGACATTTTTACAGTTTTTCTCACAATATTCACTTGATATTAATTTATTTTGTTTTATATTGCCACTACCGTTATTACTACCATTAACTCCATTGCTCTTATTGTTAGGATTGTTCTTGTTTTTCTTGCTTGCGATTTTAATCACCTACTTTTTAATTTATTTATCTTTAAGCAGTAGTAAAACTCTGCCAATCACTCCAAGGCAAGAATACATTAGTTGCAGTTTTATGTCTTGCTCTTACTTGATATAATGTACTTGCAGTAAGTGCAGGACTAACAACAGCAGCTAATCCTACTACTTCACTAGAATCAAATACTAAAGTTTGGTCACTTGCACGTTTCACTTGTATTTGTGTTTTGTCCTGAATATATGTAAGTTTTGATTGAGACACTTCTTTTATAGTTACATATGATTGATCTGGCAATGTTGTATTTGGTGAACTAATAACGCTAACACACTTTAGCTCTATTTCAGTTGTTTCCGTTACGTCTAATACCGCAATTGCTGCTGAAGCACAAACCCCTCCAGAATAAATTCTGATTGAACTGCCTATACCGCCAATAGACACACCTGATGTAACATTATACCACTGATAACCATTTCCACAGTCAGCAGTAGCGTGATAAGCTGCGACTTGACCACTTAATTCATATTTTCCACGAGGTAATGTAAATCTACCATTTGTTTGTGTAATATCTCCTGCACTACTTACACCTGTTGTGAATCTATATACCAATCCAACAGATGGAGTAACACCAGCAGTTTGTCTAGCATGATACCAATTTACTGCTGGATTTTCTTTCGTTGTAATTGTAGGGGTGAGTGATATACCTGTTGCCCCCATTGTTGGACTCGTTATCAATACAGGCTTAAAAACCAAACTTGCAGGTATAAGTGATTCATGATGTTCTTTCTGTCTATCAACTGCCCGCCAAGGTAATGTTTCAGCAACATTGGTCATTAAACTAAAGTTTTCAACACTATCAAAAACTACGTGATATTCCTGACCTTCTGCATAATCAAAGTCAGGTAATTCAAGATGCATCTCTGTATTTGTTGTTAATATACTTGCTGGAATCATTTTTGTAAAATATAGCGTACCCGATGTATCATTTCCAATATATGCTCTAACACGCACAGACACAGTTGCTGCAACAGAACCAGTTTTATGATATAACCCTCTCATAACATATCCCTGTAAAGGAACTAAAGTATATGAAAAAGTTGTTCCTATAAATTCATGTGTAAAATCTCCAATTATTTCGGGACTATCAGCAACATTACCATGTGTAACAACTCTAGTTTCTAATGCATCCACAAATGGAACTTGTACAGAACCGTTACCACCTACATCTGTAACAGGCATACCTGCATATACAACTTTTGTACTACTACCGCCAATTTGCGAAGTAATATGATGTCCAAAAGCCGATACTTCTAAATTATTTAATTGTAATTTTCCATCAATTACACCATTATTACTATTTTTACCCCCACTTTTAATAGGCATTTAATTTCACCATCCTTTTAATAGAAAAGTCCATACCATTTTAAATTTTGGCCCAAGTTTCCTAATACTTTTATTTGTTGAATATTACAATAGTCGATAGTGGTAGAGTTTCCAGCAGTTATGCATACACAATATTCTGATGGTAAAATCTGAATAAATAAATCTGTTGCATCTGCTTCAATTGTTAATGAGTTGAGATGATTTAAATTCCCATTTGTGTCTGTGAATGTTATGATTTGATTATTTGCTGTTGTTGTATAGAATTCTACTAAATTATCTTTGTGAATTGAGCTGATAAATCCTGAGTGTGCGAGATTCCCTACTGGCATAGTTATCATTCCTTTCTTTTTTGGGGTTTATTTATATTTTTGGTTTATAAAACCCTTGTGTATCAAGGACTTTAGAAGTCAAAAATATTGATGTTTAGGATAAAATCAGTGATTTATTTGGATAGAAATAGTAAAAAAATAAGGAGAAAAGAGAAGTTTTTTATTTCTTCTGCTTCTCTCCTTATTTTGATGTTTGTTGTTGGGATAATTATAAACTTTCGAACTG